ATGCAAACCGTTATTTTTGGTCGTTCGGGTTGCCCTTACTGTGTGCGTGCAAAAGATCTGGCTGAGAAATTGAGCAATGAACGCGATGATTTTCAGTATCAGTATGTAGATATTCGTGCGGAAGGGATCACTAAAGAAGATCTACCACAAAAGGCAGGTAAACCCGTAGAAACCGTGCCGCAGATTTTTGTCGATCAGCAACATATCGGCGGCTATACCGATTTTGCTGCATGGGTGAAAGAAAATCTGGACGCCTGATCGTCTGACAAGCCCTCGCGTTGAGGGCTTTACTGATTTTTTCTGTGCTGTGGTTTAAACAAACTACTGATAAATAAGAAACACAGTGCCCCCAGCGCACACCAGAACACCGCGCTTAGTAACCATGCCAGCTCTTGCCAGAATGAGCGCGTCGGTGAAAAAAACAGCCGCATAATGAGCATTGAACAGGGTGCCGCCAGCATTGCGCCAAATAGAGGTTTCAGGACTTCTCTACGCTGTGAAAAGAAACTGGCAACTGCTCCAGGAAGAATGAAAAACAGCAAGCCGATTTCAGGATGCCCGGCAGCCCGAAAAGCGCCTTTCATGTACGTCGCCAGAAAAAGGCACACCACAATGAAGAGGACAAAACAGCAGATTGCCCCTGCCCAACGTTGTTTATGTTTCACTCGTTCCTCCTGACACTGCGTCTATCGAACACATTTTTCGCCAGTGTGGCGTTCAGTAAGATAAAGCCGCTTCGCATTCCATGCTAATATAGGCCAACGCAATTCATATAGCCGTTGATACCTAATGTGATTACACTAGTAAAATACATTGTTACTTTACTATCGTTTAGGTGCGCTGAATGAATCTGCGCCCTGAATTCTGGTAAAAAACATTATCGTAAATTACCATTTCTTTCAACAGCTTACTAGTAAACAAGAAGTTAGCCTCCGTGAATATAAACGTCGCCGAATTGTTAAATGGGAATTACATTCTGTTATTATTTGTGGTCCTCGCGCTTGGGCTATGTCTCGGAAAGTTACGACTTGGTTCGATCCAACTGGGTAATTCCATTGGCGTTTTAGTCGTATCGCTGTTATTAGGCCAACAACATTTCAGCATTAACACCGATGCGCTTAATCTTGGCTTTATGCTGTTTATTTTCTGCGTCGGGGTCGAAGCCGGACCGAACTTTTTTTCCATTTTTTTTCGCGATGGGAAAAATTACCTAATGTTAGCACTGGTGATGGTTGGCAGTGCGCTGGTGATCGCCTTAGGGTTAGGTAAGCTGTTTGGCTGGGATATTGGCCTGACGGCCGGTATGTTAGCAGGCTCTATGACGTCGACACCGGTTCTGGTCGGTGCTGGCGATACACTGCGTCATTCCGGCATGGAAAGCAGGCAGCTCTCACTGGCACTGGATAATCTGAGCCTCGGGTATGCCTTAACCTATTTAATCGGTCTGGTGAGTTTGATTGTTGGTGCGCGTTACTTGCCGAAATTGCAGCATCAGGACTTACAGACCAGCGCCCAGCAAATCGCCCGCGAACGTGGCCTGGACACTGATGCCAACCGTAAGGTTTATTTACCGGTGATCCGCGCCTATCGCGTCGGCCCGGAGCTGGTGGCCTGGACCGACGGCAAAAATCTGCGTGAACTGGGTATTTATCGACAAACCGGCTGCTACATTGAACGTATTCGACGTAACGGGATTCTGGCAAATCCAGACGGTGATGCCGTGCTACAAATGGGCGATGAAATAGCGTTGGTAGGCTATCCCGACGCCCATGCCCGACTCGATCCCAGCTTCCGTAACGGTAAAGAAGTTTTCGATCGTGACCTTCTCGACATGCGTATCGTCACTGAAGAAGTGGTCGTTAAAAACCATAACGCTGTAGGTAAACGTCTCGCACAACTGAAGTTGACCGATCACGGTTGCTTCCTTAACCGCGTCATTCGTAGCCAGATTGAGATGCCGATAGATGACAACGTCGTGCTTAACAAAGGTGACGTTTTACAAGTCAGCGGTGATGCCCGTCGCGTAAAAACCATTGCCGATCGCATCGGCTTTATCTCGATTCACAGCCAGGTCACTGACCTGCTGGCATTTTGCGCCTTCTTTGTTATTGGGCTGATGATCGGGATGATCACCTTCCAGTTCAGCACATTCAGTTTCGGCATGGGGAACGCTGCCGGGTTGTTATTCGCCGGAATTATGCTGGGCTTTATGCGTGCTAACCACCCGACCTTCGGTTACATTCCGCAAGGTGCATTAAGCATGGTGAAAGAGTTCGGCTTGATGGTGTTTATGGCAGGCGTTGGTCTGAGCGCCGGTAGCGGTATTAATAACGGCCTGGCCGCGATTGGCGGTCAGATGTTGATTGCCGGATTAATTGTCAGTCTTGTGCCCGTGGTTATCTGTTTCTTGTTCGGTGCTTATGTATTGCGAATGAACCGCGCACTGTTGTTCGGCGCAATGATGGGCGCACGCACCTGCGCGCCGGCAATGGAGATCATCAGTGATACAGCTCGCAGTAACATCCCTGCGCTGGGCTATGCGGGCACCTACGCAATCGCCAACGTCCTGCTGACGCTGGCAGGGACAATCATCGTCATGGTATGGCCAGGATTAGGATAAAACTGAAGTTGCCCTGAAAATGAAATTTTTTTGCACAACCGCAGAACTTTTCCGCAGGGCATCAGTCTTAATTAGTGCCACTGCTTTTCTTTGATGTCCCCATTTTGTGGAGCCCATCAACCCCGCCATTTCGGTTCAAGGTTGATGGGTTTTTTGTTGTCTGAAATTTATGCCTTTTAAAATCATGATGTTAGAAGCACTGTTTTTTAACGATGGCGACAAAATGGCGGCAGCGTCAAAGAGAGAGCGCCACCTGTCCTGATTTCATTGGATGCGGCTGAACCGGATTTGACTCTTTTGGCGTTGCAATCGAACGAACAAAAGTTTCATGGGTAACAAAAGTATGGCTGCAGTTAATGTTCTGGCACTGGTTGTAACGCTCTTTGGTCAATGAAGATACCTGAAAACTGCTGCGAGTATGGGCGGCACTTCCACACAGTGGGCAAATCATCATTTTTCGAGTTCTCCCCATTTTTGCTAAATTCACAATAATGATACCGCATTATTCCATTTTGCAAACTTAAAAGTTCTCCATTGCGAAGAATCATTCCATTTCGAAATCATCAATCCTCACTTCAAGCTCCAGACTGGTCGTAAAACCGTTATCCGGGCTGACAGTATGCGTCAGAGTCGTAATGGTCCATTCCGCATCATCTATCGGCTGTTTAAAGCCACTGACCTTCACAGGCATTTCTGTGTAGAGATCTGCCCGCCCTTCCGCCAGTTGTAGCGAGAATGATGCAACGCCGCGTTGCAGGCGTTCCCACTGCATTTTCGCTGCCCGTTCGGCGTTGCTCCGGTTGGCATAAGTGCGATTAAGTACCAGCACGTTTTCATCCGTACCCACCAGGTAATCGCCCTGCTTCGCTTCCGGCTCTTTCTTCTGCTTCTTAGTCCTGCGCTTACGCTTCACAGTGGTGCTTTCTTTCTTCGCGGGTTCGCGGGTATGCAACCAGCTGGCAATGACGCCCGTGTAAGCTCCGCGATCTGCCAGGGTAAAGCGGTGACTGTCGCCGTCCTTGCGTGTGATAGTGATCACCGGTAGTGGTTTACCGCTGGCGCTTTTACCCTGCCCCTGCCGGATGAATAACAGATTGCCATTTTTCACCGACGCAATAGCACCGTACTGGCGCGCCAGCCGCATCAAAAAACTGCCGTCACTCTCATTAGTCTGGTCTATATGCTCCACGAGTTTATCCGACAAGTCTTCACCCAATGCCATCTTCAGTTTGTGCCGCGCAGCTATTTCCTTCACCACTTCCCCAACGGTGGTCTTGTGCCACGACTTTTCACGGCGGGTATTCAGCGTTTCACGAAAATCAGCACTTCGCGCCCGGATAGTCAGGCGATCCGGTGCGCCAGTGTGTTCAATCTCGTCCACCGTGAATGCCCCTTTCGGGAAAAGCGGCTGTCCCTTCCAGCCCAGCGCCAGCGTAATGACAGCCCCACGGCGCGGCAGCACGATTTTTCCATCGGCGTCGTCCAGCTCCAGATCAAGCTGGTCCGCCTCAAAGCCCCGGTTATCCGTCAGCGTCAGCCCCATCAGGCGGTTGTCCAGCACAGTGGTGATATCCCTGCCTTCAATACTGATGCTGAATGCCGGAGTTTTGTTGCCTTTGTTAAGCAGTTCAGAGCTGAAATTCACGACAGCAGCCCTCCCACCGTTTTACTGATATCGCTTAAGGCAGATGTTGCCGTTCCCTGCAGATTATTCAGTTGCGCACTGAGATCACCGAACATATCGGACAGGGATTCATCCACGCGTTTTAGCGACAGGGTGAACTCAATCCGGCGCGGCATACCGTCGCGGAAAAACTCCGTTTTAGTCTGATTCAGTCCCTCAATCACATACATGCCGTAAATCGTGCCGCTGCCTTCAATCAGGGGCCATGCTTTTCCCTGTTCTGCCATCTGCTCCAGAGCCAGCAACGACAGCCTGCCGCCCGTTACCTCCGGCATAAGAACACCAGAAAGCGTCAGCATGTCGTTGTCCGGTCCCAGAAACTGCGTTGACGGGCGTCGGTTTACCCGGCTGTTTGCCGCATGTCGCCAGCTGCGTTGATACTGCAGCTCCTGATACGGCACGGTGCGCAGCATAAACACGTACAATCCCAGCACCATCATCATGCGTCGTATCCCCCCTGATCGCTGTAGTTACTCCTGGCTTTTGCCTTCAGCCTGCGTTCACGTTCATCAAGCTGGCGGGCCACCTTCCGCGCAATATCCTGCGCACTTTGTCCTGGCTGCGTTTGAATGATGATCTGCATCGGTGCCTCAATCCGTTGAACGGGCGGCACAGTGGCTGCACGACTCACCATCGCTTCACCGCCTTTCGCGGGAAGTGCCAAAGGGTGCAACGGTGGAAGCTCTGCTGGCGTAGCAGCAACACCCATCATTCCGGCAACAACGGCAGCCAGTGCAGCTGTATTTCTCCGGCTGGTCACATTTGCCGGGCCGTTAACAATTTCCGGCCCGTTTTCACCGACGATGCCAAACTGCCCGCGCGGGATATACCCGCCGCTGTCATACATCCCCGCAAAGCCATATCCCCATGACGGAAAACCACCCGATGGCATCATCACTTTACCGTCTGCATTCACCGTCGCAGGTTGCTGACGCGTCACGCTTTCCGGCAGTTTCGCCTTTGCGGCCTCTTTACTGACAATGCCAAGTTTCTCCAGCAACCAGGAAACGCCGGATTTCAGGGAGTCCAGCGGATGCATGACCATATTCAGCCCTTCCGCCAGAGCCTCCCCGAATCGTCGCCCCATTGCCGCTGCACTCTGCAGTTCGGCAGAGGTCGACTTAACGGGCGTCAGCAGATCAGTAAACCAGCCCCACAGCGCCTGTACTTTGTCGCCAATCCACTGGAACACAGGCTTAAGCGGTTCGAACGCGGCACTGACAGGACCTGCCGCCGCTTTGAATCCTTCCACCACGCCACCGAGAAATGTGGTGATGGGCTGCCAGTATTTCCAGACAACCAGCGCCACACCCGCCAGTGCAGTAACCACAAGACCTATCAGACTGAGCAGAGCACCTAACAGACCAGAGACGGCATACAGGGCAACGCGCAGCATCGCCAGTGGACCGGATGCGAGCATACGCAGCACCGTGCCTGTGGCAGCCAGTCCGCCGCGTAGTACCGCCAGTGGATTCATAAACATCACAGCAACCGCACGTAAACCGGATAATCCAGACCCGCAAAAGTGCAACCGGCGCACCTGCTACAGTTTTCAGGACATTTCCCGTCAGTGATGCCGTGCGGCGCAAAGACGACAACGGCGCAGTAAGTAAACCTGCAGCGTTGCCCGATGAAGCAAGCCCGCGTCGCAGCAGTGCCAGTGGTGCGCCAGCCAGCCAGGACAACGCGTTGCTGGTTCGGGTTACTGCTGCCGTAACGGAAGGTAACGTTTTGATACCCAGCACAGAGAATCCCAGACGGATGACTGCCAGCGGCCCCAGCACTGCAGCCAGCGCCACCTCTAAGGTGCCGAGGCCCACGGTAACGGCAGCTACCACAGCGGCTACTTTCATCAGAGTGCCCGTCAGTTCCGGGTTAGCTTCCACCCAGCGACGCAACGCCCCCGTGACGCTTTTCACCGTGTACAGAATATCCATCAGCGGCTGGCGCAGCGTTTCCCCCAGGCTGCTGAAGGTGTTCTGTGCTCCGGTTTTGACCAGCAACCACTGAGCAGAAAGTGAATCCTTGTTGATGTCGGATTCTTTCTGCATGGAACCGAGCGCATCATTGCCCGCAGTCAGTTTTAACTGGCGCTGAAGTTCCGGCAGGTTGTTTGCCAGTTTCGCTGCGTCATCGCCAAACTCTTTACCAAACAACATGGTCATGGCAGACAGGCGCTTATCCTGTGGCAGCGCATTCACCTTCTCCAGCACCCGCTGGATAGTTCCCATCGCATCCTTCGTCATCTGCTTTTCAATCACTTCTGGATTGAGTTTCAGCAGATTCATCCCTTCAAAGAAACTCTTGCTTTGCATGGTGGCAATGGACAATTCACGCACCATCGCGTTTGCTGCACTGGCTGCAACCTCAGGCGCAGCGCCGAGTGTCAGGAAGGTGGAACCCAGCGCCGCCGCTTTACGATAATCCAGACGGTCAGCCACACCGCCCAGGCGTTGCATGACATCAATGATGTCCGCCCCTTTCGACATGGCGTTATCATCCAGATAGTTCAGCGCATCACCGAGCTGCTCAATATTGCGGGTAGGGATTTTGTAGAGCTGGGCGATTTTCCCCAGACTTTCTGACAGTTCATCCGCTGGCAGTTCAAAGGCTGTTGCCGCCTTTGCCGCCGTGCTGGCGAAGGCCAGCAGGTCACGTTTCTGGTCTTCCCAGCTGTCGTCAGGGTTTGCGACGTTCATGCGCGCACCACCTTCAACCAGTGCGGCGAAGTCCACAGCACCGTTTTCCATCGGCAACTGTTCGCTGGCAGCCTTGATGGCACCCTGCATTTCGTAAAAACGCGCAGTGCGGTTGCCATTATCGTCACGCAGACCATTGACCTGCTTTGCCACACCTTTCATGGCATCTTCCATGCTGGTATAGCTTTTTACTGCCGCCATCACTGGTGCGCCCATTGCCAGCCCTGCAGCCGTGGTGGTGGCTCCGGCACCTGCAATACGATCCCTTACCTCAAGACGCCTGGCGTAAGCCCCCCGGGCGGCGTGCATTTTTCGCTGTTGCTCCCCGACACGTCGTAACCTCGCTTCCTGCTCAGAAAGCTGCCTGTTATAACGCATCGTTTCACGGGTAATGCGGGCCGTCGCACTGGCGCCATCATTAGCTGAAATACCAGCACGATAAAGTTCTGCACGCACAAGCGCCGTCTGCTGCTGCAGCTTTTTCTGGCGTTCTTCCAGGCGCTGAACAGCCAGCCGTTGACGGCCCAGAGCAACAACCTGACGTTGCGAAGGCGGCCCCATCGCTCCCAGTTCCTGACTGAGCAAATTTGCACGCTGGCGGGCATAGTTCAGCCTGTCGCCTAATTTCTGATTTTCTGCCTGCAGCTTTCGGAAGCTGTCCAGACTGCTCCCGGCCTGATCAAGCTGCTTTATTGCATCGCGGGATTTTTTGACAGCAGCAGCCAGTTCTCTTGAACTGGCCTGCGCGGATCGAAATGGGCGGGTGAGTTTGTCAACCGCATTAAGAATCACCTGCAGACGCAGGTTATTGTCACTCATGGCTGGCCCCGCTTCTCTGAATCGCTTTATCCCGCCATTCCAGCACTTCGGTCAGCGGCATAACGTCAGTAACGGATGGCGGCCAGTGAAAGATGGTGGCGATATCAGCCACCAGATCGTCAACCGTCAGGCTGTCGGTAAACCGGCAAGCACCGACTTCTTCAACAAAAAAGTGACAACCTCAACCGACATGGCAGTGAGATCTGCCGGGTCCATCTCTGCAATTTCCTGTGCAGTCAGTGCCGGACTGGAGATGCGGGGGATCACGGTCATCATCGCGTTCACATCCATATCCATAATGGCCTGCAGGCGTGTGCCGCGCAGCGCACCGGACTGCGGTTTACGCAACACAATTTCGGTAATTTCTGTTTTACCGCGCATGATGGGAGTATCCAGTTGAATGGTCTTTTCAGTCTGCTTATCGCTCATTTTGTTGTCCTGTAAATTAGGTTCTGGCGCGGCATTCCGCGCCGTTCAGATACATCAGAGGCCGAGGGCGTTGCGGTGCGCTTCCATCAGGTCCACACCGTCCACAATTTCCACCATGTTGATCAGGTCCACTTCATAGAGCACCTCACCATTGATGGTCAGCTTCGCGTAGCTGTTGGTACTGGTCACTTTGGTAGTGTTGCTTTCGCCCGTCTTCCACTCGCCGGAATCTACTTCTTTGTGACGTCCACGCACCACAAGCTCCACGGCCTGCACTTCCCCGGTATCATCACGCTGAATAGAGCCGGTAAAGCGCAGCTGGATGCCATCCACCGTGGCTTTGCCCATCTGCTTAAACAGCAGCAGTTCAGTACCACCAATGGAAAATTCTGTATCCAGTGCACTGTCATCCAGTCCCAGATCCACATCCACCGCTCCGGGCATACCGCCGCCGCGATACTTCTCATATTTGCGGGTGAATTTCGGCAGCGTCAGCGACTCAACGATCCCCTGCCAGTTGTTCCCGTCGTTAAACAGGTTCAGGTGTTTTAATTTGCGTGGTAAAGCCATGTTGTCCCCTTACGCGCTGACCTGGCTGGAGAAATTCACCAGGTACTGATCGGTGATGCGCTGACGCAGCATCAGGTTTTCAAGTGGCGGCACTGGCGTGTAGTCGTAATCGATGGTGAGTTTCCCGGCTTTCAGCGTGTCTTTATCGTTCACCGACTCGTCCAGCCAGCAATCACCACCAATGAGATAGCCCTGACTGACCAGGCTACGCATTTTGGCGCGGATACCTTCGATAATGTCGCGGGCCAGCGACGGGTTCAGCGGTTTGTCCACCGCCCACATGTGCGCTTCTGCCATCGTGTCCATCAGCACCTGCGCCGTGCGGGTGTAGTTTTCGAAGGCAAAGAGCGGATCATCGCTCAGACAGCGGGAACCCCAGAAGCGGAAACCGTCTTTGCGGATAAGCGTGGTGATATCGTTCTGGTTAAGCAGACCTGCATCGGTTGCCGGGTTCTGCAGATCCCAGAACACATCAGCAGAAATTCCGGTGACACCGTTCACGCCCACGTTGGACAGGCTTTTGTGCCATCCGGTCTGCTCATCAATTTTAGCGCGCAGACCGAGCGCACGGGCGGTGGCATAAGCCGTTGCTTCGGCATTCAGCACCGTGTCCCAGCCAGTAAAGTCGGGCCAGATCAGCATTCCTTCACGCTGACTGAAGTTTTCACGGTAAGTGATTGCTTCCTGCACCGTCTTGCAACCATACGCTGACAGGTAAGCAAATCCACGCAGGCTTTGCGCCACGCTCAGCAACTCAGTAGCTACCGCCTTCGTGTCGTGACCTGGCACGCCGAGAATGCGCGGTTTAACGCCGAGCTGTGACTGGGCAGATAACAGGGCTTTCATACCTGTTTTTTTACCCTCGGCGGTCACTGCGCCAATGATATTGGTTGTGGTTTCTTCTTCCGTTTCACCCTGCGGCACACGCACAACAACGGTCACGGGTTTTGCCTGGTCAGCGATGGCATCCAGCGAACGGGCCAGCGTGCCAGACTCACCCGCTTTACCGCTGGCGGTCAGCACATCAGTGATCAGCACAGGTTTATTAAGAGGAAACATTTTTGCATCGGCATCATCGCCCGTGCAGACCATACCCACGATGGCGGTGCTCACCGTGGTAATGGATCGGGTGCCTTCGTTGACTTCAACAACGCGCACCCCGTGGTGGTAATCCTGAGCCATAGTGGCGAACCTCCTGATTGGATTAGGCTTCGCCCTATGTTGAAGTGATTGTGCCTGACAAACAGCTAAGCGCAGTTGTGTCGTTATTCACACAAAATGACGGTATTTGTCCGCTTACAGGAAAAATCAAAATAATACTGACTCAGGGCGATTCATTGCTCTCATTCGCCGGAAATTTTCTATAAATGGTAGAAACGCCCACATCAAAAATCAGTGCAATACGCTGTCTTGATTCTCCGGCCTCGAGTAAACGTCCAATCTGTGCCCACTGTTCGGTGGTCAACTTAGGACGGAGTCCACCTACTCTGCCTTTGGCACGAGCTGCAGCCAGCCCTGCTCTGGTACGTTCAACTATCAGTTCACGTTCCATTTCAGCCAGAGCCCCCATGACGTGAAAAAAGAAACGGCCCATTGGGGTACTGGTATCAATACTGTCAGTCAGGCTTCGGAAATTCACACCACGCTGGCGCAACTCTTCTATCAGCGTAACAAGATGCCGCATACTGCGTCCCAGTCTGTCCAGCTTCCAGACAACCAGCGTGTCTCCTGCCGATAGTGTCCTGAGCAGTTTTTTAAGCCCCGGTCTGTCGGGCTTAGTGCCACTGATTTTATCCTCAAAAATCCGCTCACATCCCGCGCAGTTCAGTGCATTACGTTGCAAATCGGTGTTCTGGTCATTTGTTGACACGCGTACATAGCCAATAAGCATGATCAATCCCCTGAATAAAAACCGGGGATGATGCCAGTTAGCCATTATCTCTGCATTTTCTTAAACGTTGGTTTGGGAGAAGGCTCTGCATTACCTGTTGGTGTGCCTGTTCCGTGGCCTTCAGCCACTCCGCCGACAGGCTGGCTGAAATGCAATGGTGCGGCTTTTTCTGCTGAAGAATACCCGGAACTGGCAAAGGCTTACCCGACAAATAAATTGCCTGATTTACGCGGTGAGTTTATTCGTGGCTGGGATGACGGACGTGGAGTGGATAACGGAAGGGGATTATTAACGCTTCAGGACGGTGCGATTGTCAGTCATAACCACTATTGGGGAATCTGGACTTCACGAACTAACGACCAGACTCTGGAAAGTTTTACAGGCACCACGATTTTAAAACAAATCACGCCCCTGTCTCCGGCCATTGACTTCGATAATTACCCAATTCCCAACCCGGCTATTACAGAGGGTGGTGTTGTTGCGGCAACGACTAAACCTGCAGGTGCGAATGAAACACGCCCACGAAATGTCGCTTTTAACTATATTGTGAGGGCTGCATGGTAATGCTGCCAACTTACTGATAGTGTTTTATGTTCAGATAATGCCCGATGACCTTGTCATGCAGCTCCACCGATTTTGAGAACGACAGTGACTTCCGTCCCAGCCTTGCCAGATGTTGTCTCAGATTCAGATTATGTCGCTCAATGCGCTGAGTGTAACGCTTGCTGATAACGTGCAGCTTTCCCTTCAGGCGTGATTCATACAGCGGCCAGCCATCCGTCATCCATACCACGACCTCAAAGGCCGACAGCAGGCTCAGAAGACGCTCCAGTGTGGCCAGAGTGCGTTCACCGAAGACGTGCGCCACAACCGTCCTCCGTATCCTGTCATACGCGTAAAACAGCCAGCGCTGACGTGATTTAGCACCGACGTAGCCCCACTGTTCGTCCATTTCAGCGCAGACAATCACATCACTGCCCGGTTGTATGCGCGAGGTTACCGACTGCGGCCTGAGTTTTTTAAGTGACGTAAAACCGTGTTGAGGCCAACGCCCATAATGCGTGCACTGGCGCGACATCCGACGCCATTCATGGCCATATCAATGATTTTCTGGTGCGTACCGGGCTGAGAGGCGGTGTAAGTGAACTGTAGTTGCCATGTTTTACGGCAATGAGAGCAGAGATAGCGCTGATGTCCGGCAGTGCTTTTGCCGTTACGCACCACGCCTTCAATAGCGGAGCAGGAAGGACATCTGATGGAAATGGAAGCCACGCAAGCACCTTAAAATCACCATCATACACTAAATCAGTAAGTTGGCAGCATTACCGGACATTAAAACCTAATAACTGCCTTTTCGCATAGATGGTATAAATACCTTTTCGACTGACGCGATCACTCAAGCCGTAATGGTGAATACGGGCAATGCGCTGCACCCTACCTTCAAACTGTACGCTGGCAGAATCGGCGCTGGCTGCAGTTTTCAGGTATTTTGTGGTGCGCAGCTTTGTAAACATCTGACGTTTGATGCGCCCCTTTTTGCTGCGTGCTGTTACCCTGCGCGGCTCATAACTGCTGCCATCTGGATTGCGCTGCATCCTGATGTTCTGCTGCTGTGTCCGGCGCAGTTCCTGCGCCAGCTGGCGCATCATGCGGCTTCTTGCGGCTGGCTCCAGATTCGCCAATAATGCACTCAGCCAGTCGTCCACCTTCTGCAATTCAGCCACGTTTCACCGTCCACATTTCTTCAGGTTCATCAGGTTCCGCTACCGCTTCAACGTTCGACACACTGCCGTCAGTGCTGACCAGCACACGCTCCGTCAGTTGCAGGTTAAGGCTGATATCACAGACATCGTTGCGCAGAATATCCACCTCAAAGGTGAATAGCTTTTCCCGTAACGCCGGGTTATTGATCGCATCGGGCTGGTTATCCCGCAGCCACAGCAAAACCGGGGCCATCAGCAGATTCTGGTCGCCGCTGAAATCTTCAATCACCACGTTCAGGGTGTAGCGGTACTCCCATGACATGGAGCTAGCCCCGGAGGCAACCAGCGAACCGTTATCCACAAACAGATGCAGTTTGTCCGGGTTATTACGGACATAAGGCACTGCTTTATTGAGGGCGTGGCGCAGGGATTGTGGTTTGTTCACTATTTCGCTCCTGACACGCAATAATCATGTCCACTTTGTCTGCACAGACCGCCCAGGCGGCCTCCGTTTCATCCAGCAACGCATTCAGATCACCGTTAGTGCGCGGCGCTGCCTGCTCCAGCCGACACGGCGTCACTCGCGGACAACCACTGACGGTAAGCTGCACCTCCGGTGAGTGCCGGACGTTCCCGCAGCCGGATAATGTCAGCAGGCAAAGGAGTATCAGCCCAGCGACGTAAATCCTCGTTCTCACGTTTCAGTTCCTCAATCCGGCGTTGTCGTTGTCTCAGCAGTACACTGGTCTGTTCTGCTTCGGCATAGAGCCGCGCCTGCTCCCGGTTATTGGTTTCAGTCAGAATGGACAGGCTGATAAGCTGGCTGTTGCTCTTTGCCAGTGCCTGGCTTTTGCTCTGCAGCTCGTCTGCCTGCGTGCTGATGGTCTGGCTGGCATCAGCCAGCCGCCACGTCTGCCAGCCCAGCGCCGCCAATAATAACGCCAGCACAACCAGCAGCAACCGGTTCATGCGGCTACCTGTTGCGCCATCTGATTACGGGTGATCCAGAAGGCAATAACGGTCAGCAGATAAAAGACCAGGGTAATGGCCCACCCCGTCCAGGCGAGACTGACGACAATCAGCAATCGTATCACCCAGCTGATAAATACGTTTTCTTTTCGGGTAATTGTCTTCAGTAAAGATGCCCTCAACTCCTGCCAGAGCGGGCCATTCTTAATTAACGAAGCCAGTGCTACCGGAATTACCGCCCATGTCAGTAAACAGGCTACCCAAACGCCGGACGCTGCCAGTACCGGAAAAATCCCCTGCGGATACACTATTGCTGCGATTAACAGCGCCATCCATAACATCAGAAACAGCCCGCTGATTAATTTCTTTTTCATTTCAGTTTGCTCCCTGTAAACACCAGGCCATCTCCCGCGCACGGCGGTTATCCAGCCCCTGATTAAAAACACCTTTCACATAAACCCAGCGCGGCAACTGTCGGCACGCATCCGCCCAGCGCCGCTGATTGAGCAATTTCACCAGCGTGGAACTGCAGGCATTGCCCGTACCCACGTTGAAGGCAAACGACACCGCAGCGTCATACACCTTCTGCGGCGGCTGTTGCTTCACACACCTTTCAAGCGCCCGCTCCACACGCAGCACGTTGGAGATCAGCCCTTCTGCTGCCTGTCGCTCCGTAATGGTTTTGCCGGGAATGACGCCCGACGTATTACCAATACCGTCGGTCCAGACACCCGCGCTGCACTGATACGGCTGCAGACGACAACCTTCGTAATCGGCAATCAGTTTCAGTCCCTCCACGGAGGTGTGAAGCTGCTGAAAACCCGGCAGCGTGGCAGCAATAGCCAGCACGGCCCCGACAAGGCAGCGTTTAACGATTGATGGATTCATAGTCCTCCCGCGAGATCTGCCCGTCGCGCAGAAGCTGGTAGGCTTTGTGTTTGTAGTACCAGTTGATAGCCAGCATCAGCACACCAATCATCAGGCCGCCCAGCGTTGAGGCATCCTTGATGGACAAATCGCCCAGCCAGGCCAGCACGACGGCGATGCAATACGTGATAAAGGCGCTGATTCGCTCAAGCGTCATAATTCAGTCCCATAGCTGGACGGTCTGCACGGTGGTGGTGGTCGGAATGTCCGGCAGCTCCACCTGCAGCCCGTGAGGTACAAAGGGGCCGTATTCGGCAAGCCCCGGATTTGCCTTCAGTACCTGCTCCGTGACACCCTGCGTGCGCCCGTAATGACGCCAGCAAAGCGCGTCCACCGTGTCATACTGATGCGCACGCACTTTCATCAGATAAGCTCCACTGTGCAGTGCGGCGCGTCCTGCACCCGGCTGATGGCCCAGCGGGCGTCACGCCACAAATCACCGCTTGCTTCCGCCAGTTCTTCGCCCCGCTTCGCACCGGATGCCGTGGCGTCATAGTCCTGGAAACGTTCGTTGAGCATGGCGCGAGCCCAGCAGTAAACCGCGTTGAAATAGTGCTGAATGCGCTCACTTTTCCCGTCCAGCTGTTCCGACGCATACCCCAGCATCTGCTGGCGTCTGCGAAATTCATACAGCTCTGCGTTAACCTCCGAAATTGCCGACAGTGCAACCTACTTTAAACGCGGCTGCGTCACCGTGCCGTCAGTGCGCATGACACTGCGAAACTCCGACAGGTCCACATCAGGCCAGAACGGCGTATTTCTAATGATTTCCGCCTGTTCCGGTGCCTGTTCTGGCGCAACAAACTTCATGCTGCTTTCTCCTGAAATAAAGGGCGGTGGACGGGGTTTTGATGTGGCTGTGCCTTTCGCCACCCCGTGCCGCCCGTGCGCGGGGGCACGTTCTGTCAGCGGCTGTCATTGCGCAGTCTGCGCTCCAGCTGCTGTTTGTCTTTTTTCACGCCACAGCGGGGATCGAGCTGTAACGCATGGTTGAGATGATTAAGGGCGGAAGCCGGATTGCTTTCACTCAGGACCGCGCCAATCGCTTTATGCAGACGTGCCCGTGACTGGTCCGGCATATCCAGACCGTCTGTCAGCTCCAGCGTCTGCAGCAACAGATCGGCATCAAAGCCGGTGGCGGCAAGCATTGCGCTCTGCGCTGCATCTGCCATTTCCTCTGTCAGCACGGTCTGCACGTTGCGGTTGCCCAGCGGCATCACCCATCCATGACGCAGGGCATGACGCCAGATCTCCAGCGCCCCGGCATAATCTCCGGCATCAATGCGCCACAACATCACGTACATCAGCACGTCATCCTGTTGAGCGCCTCCGGCAGCCAGGACACCCTCCGCCCAGGCGGCGTACTTCGGCAGCAGCTCCACTTTGATTTCCGCTTTTTTGACCGTGGACTGAACGCCCTTGAGACGGCGGCGGTCTTCCGCCAGTTGCAGCAGCATCAGGTCATAGCCCGATGCGTGGCGAACACTGCCACCCTCACGGGCGGCCTGTTCAGCCTGAACGCGCAGGCGATGCTGCCGTGCGGGACTCAGGCTCATGGATTACGCTCCGGTTTCGGCTGCGGCGGCGCTGAAATCACTAATCTGGATGTTTTCCACCAGTGCGGCGCAGCGGTAGTCCTCAACCACATAGGCTTCGTTAACGGATTCAAAGTTTTCAATCCGGTCACGTTTCGGGTTGTCGATAACTGAACGGCGGCGGGTGTCTTCCTGCCAGTAGATGGACAGGTTATCCAGACGGGTGATCAGCAGCGCATTCGGCGGGAAGAACGGCGCACGCACGGCCTGCAGGCCACCCATGCGTTTCTGACTGATGATCATATCGGCAGCCAGTTTTTCACTGTTTTCCTGCTCTTTGTTGACCAGCGGGAAATACTTGTCAGACAGCAGTTCACGACCGCAAATCACCACCAGATCGTCATCGTCCTGGTAGACCACGTCGATAAGCTCATTGACGGCATCCATCACCACGGCGTCCAGGTTGGCATATTCGCCACCTTTCCCGACTTTCACTGCGCCCGGTGTGGTTTCACCGCCCGTGGTGGTGCTGCCCATGACGTGATCCGGTGCATCCTCACGGATTTTCTGCAGCCAGCCTTTATTCACATCCTGCAGCAGCGGGTTTTCGCTACGGTTGGAGGTTTTCGCACGCTTCACGCCATTAAAGCCGATCATGATGCGGTCCAGTGCCTGACGTTTCACGATGGCGTCACGGATACGCACCTGAAAATCCTGAAACTTCGCCCACAGGTCCAGCTTCGCGTAGGTCAGCACCGTGTCAAAGTTGGTCTGCTCGCATTTATATTCCACATCGACCATCAGCGTCGGATCGACAGGTTCACGCTCTTTCGCAGTGGTATCAGTGGTTCCGGCAATGGTGCTGCCAACTCCCAACCCCAGCAGCTGACCGGACTGCTCAGTCACTGGCGTGACGTTAATCAGAGTCAGGAAAGCGGCGGACTGCTGGATCTGGTCTTCCAGCGTCTGCTGCACGGACGGCTCTACGGTGAACTTGCTGGACAGTTCTTCAACTGCCACACCGTTCAGACGCGCCAGTTGCTGCAGGTAAGCGTTAAAAGCAAAGCGGGTATTCTTCTTCATCAGGTTTTGTGCTCCATCAGCAATTGGTCAGAGTGTCAGCGGGGGCGTTACCGCCTGTTGCACGCTGGCGGTAGTCCTGGCGGCTGTCTTCATGACTCAGCTTGTCCACCAGTTCGTTAAAGGCGGTTTGCTGTGCCTGCAGGGCAGTCTCCAGCTCAGACAGGCGTTCTTCCTGCTCAGACAGGGATTTTTCGGTGCGTGCGCTCAGGTTCTGCTGCTCAGTGGCGACCAGCTCCACGGCCTTATGCACATCAGAGAACCGGGCGTCATCGGACTGCTCTTTTTTGGTAAACAGCGCCGTGACGCGGGCAAACAGGGACGGTTTGTCGTCCTGGACTTCTTCCAGTTCGATCACCGTTTCCTCTGCGGCGGTAAAGAGATTGGCGGGATTCTGCTTGCGGTTTGCCAGCGGGTTATGGGCTGCACTGGCGCTGAATGTCAGCATTTCAGTGCCCAGACTGGCAGGGTCATCAGTGGCAGCCAGGCCGACCAGGTAGGCTTTGCCCGTATCAGCGAACTTCGGGCTGACTTCCATAGAGGTGAATAATTTCTGGCCTTTTTTCACCAGTTCCACCAGGGACTCCGTTGGCTCAACGTCAGCATACAGCGCCATCTTGCCTGCCAGCGGACCTTCCGTGATTTCTTCAGCAAACAGCGCCGTCACCTTGCCGTAGCGGTTAAAGGTGCTGTCCGGCAGATAAGACTTGATGTGCTCAAGGTTAATCAGCGCGGTATACACCGCCGGGTTATAGCTGGCTGCCATCTGTTCCAGCCATTCACGCTGGATTTCGCGTCCGTCGGTGGTGGCACCTTCCACCCCGATGCGAAAACGCTTTGCTTTCACTGTCATGAGCCGTGCTCCGTTAGAAAAAACTTACTGGAGCCTTATGGTTGCGGTGATAGGGGCAGTGAAACAATGCGCGGTATTTGTACCGACAACCACACAAACCGCAGGCGGGGAAAGCCTTCATTCAAGGCTGTAGGTTTGTGCCATGAACACCACACTGACACCCGCAGATCTCGATCCCCGTCGGCAGGCCATGCTGCTGTACTTTCAGGGATACCGCGTAGCCCGCATTGCTGAAATGCTGGGCGAGAAAGTTGCAACCGTTTACAGCTGGAAAAAACGCGACAAGTGGGGTGACTATGGGCCTCTGGATCAGATGCAGCTCACCACCGCCGCACGCTACTGCCAGCTCATCATGAAGGAGCACAAAGAAGGGAAAGATTTCAAAGATATTGACCTGCTGGCGCGCCAGTCTGAGCGCCACGCGCGGATCGGCAAGTTTAACAATGGCGGCAACGAAGCCGACTTAAACCCTAACGTCGCCAACCGCAACAAAGGCCCACGCCGTCAGCCTGAAAAGAATGTTTTCACCGATGACCAGATTGAGAAGCTGGAAAAAAATTTCCATTCCTCCATGTTCAACTACCAGCGCCACTGGTGGGAAGCCGGAAAAACCAACCGCATCCGCAACCTGCTGAAGTCACGCCAGATCGGCGCGACCTTCTATTTTGCCCGTGAAGCCCTGATTGACGCCCTGCTTACCGGACGTAACCAGATTTTCCTTTCTGCCAGTAAGGCACAGGCCCACGTCTTCAAACAGTACATCATCGACTTTGCCAAAGAAGTGGAGGTGGAGCTGAAAGGCGATCCGATGGTGCTTCCCAACGGGGCCACACTGTATTTCCTCGGCACCAATGCCCGCACTGCCCAGAGTTATCACGGTAACCTGTATCTGGATGAATATTTCTGGATACCGAAATTTCAGGAGCTACGCAAAGTGGCTTCTGGTATGGCTATTCACAAGAAATGGCGGCAGACCTATTTTTCCACACCATCCAGTCTGACCCACAGTGCTTATCCGTTCTGGTCCGGTGCGCTGTTCAACCGTGGGCGCAACAAAGCTGACAAGGTGGACATCGACCTGTCCCACAGCAATCTGGCCCCCGGCCTGCTGTGCGCAGACGGGCAATACCGCCAGATAGTCACCGTGGAAGATGCGGTGCGCGGCGCCTGTAACCTGTTCGACCTTGACCAGTTGCGCATGGAGTACAGCCCTGACGAATACCAGAACCTGCTGATGTGCGAGTTCGTGGACGATCTCGCGTCCGTGTTCCCGCTCAGCGAATTGCAGGCGTGCATGGTGGACAGCTGGGAAGTCTGGACCGACTTTCATGCACTGGCCCTGCGCCCGTTTGGCTGGCGCGAAGTGTGGATCGGTTATGACCCGGCAAAAGGTACGCAGAACGGCGACAGCGCCGGATGCGTGGTGGTGGCACCGCCAGCCGTGCCAGGCGGTAAGTTCCGCATTCTTGAGCGTCACCAGTGGCGCGGAATGGACTTTCGCGCCCAGGCTTACGCCATCAAAAAACTGACTGAACAGTACAACGTGACCTATATCGGCATCGACTCAACCGGCGTTGGTCACGGGGTTTACGAGAACGTGAAAGCGTTTTTTCCTGCCGTCCGGGAGTTTGTCTACAACCCCAACGTTAAAAACGCCCTGGTACTCAAGGCCTACGACATTATCAGCCACCGCCGTCTTGAGTTTGACGCCGGGCACACCGACATTGCGCAGTCATTCATGGCAATCCGTCGCGCCACCACCGCCAGCGGCAACCGCCCGACCTATGAAGCCAGCCGCAGCGAAGAAGCCAGCCATGCCGATCTGGCCTGGGCAACAATGCACGCACTGTTTAACGAACCGCTGCAGGGCGAGTCCGCCAATACCAGCAATATTGTGGAGATTTTTTGATGGGAAAGAGTAAGAAGAACCGCGCTGCGGCGACGAAACAGACCCAGCATAAAAACCAGACTTCAGCCGAAGCATTCAGCTTCGGCGATCCCGTTCCGGTTCTGGACCGCCGTGAACTACTGGACTATGTGGAATGCGTACAGACAGATCGCTGGTATGAGCCGCCAGTGAGTTTTGACGGACTGGCGCGCACCTTCCGCGCCGCCGTGCATCACAGTTCACCAATTGCGGTGAAATGCAACATTCTGATCAGTACCTACATCCCTCACCCGCTGCTCAGCCAGCAGGCTTTTTCACGTTTTGTGCAGGATTATCTGGTATTTGGTAACGCTTACCTGGAGAAACGCACAAACCGGTTCGGAGAGGTCATCGCTCTTGAGCCTGCTCTGGCAAAATACACCCGACGCGGATTAGACCTGGATACCTACTGGTTTGTGCAATACGGCATGACCACGCAGCCGTATCAGTTCACGAAAGGAAGCATCTTTCATCTGATGGAACCGGACATCAACCAAGAGATCTACGGCCTGCCAGGTTACCTTTCTGCCATTCCGTCAGCCCTGCTCAACGAGTCCGCCACGCTGTTCCGCCGATAGTATTACATTAACGGCAGTCATGCAGGCTTCATCATGTACATGACCGATGCCGCGCAAAACCAGGAGGATGTGAACAACCTCCGCAATGCGATGAAAAGCGCCAAAGGACCAGGTAACTTCCGCAATCTGTTTATGTACTCGCCTAACGGCAAAAAGGACGGGCTTCAGATCATCCCGTTGTCAGAAGTCGCGGCGAAGGATGAGTTTCTGAACATCAAGAACGTGAGCCGGGATGACATGATGGCGGCGCATCGTGTGCCACCGCAAATGATGGGGATTATGCCTAATAATGTCGGGGGGTTTGGGGATGTGGAGAAGGCGAGCCTGGTGTTTGTACGTAACGAGTTAATACCGTTACAAAAAAGAATGATGGAAATAAATAAATTGGTAAGTGATAACATTGTTAAATTTGATAGTTATAAACTAGCTACTTAACGTAATCACTAAATGAGGTTCTTTAACTCAGCTAAAAAAATTTATTAATAGGCAGCAGTTTTTATGAATTTCTTCAGCGTGCAGATACACGCTGAAGATGCAAAAAATCATATGAGACGACCGTCTGGACTTCTGTTACCTAAATGTAATTCACAGAGTATCCACCTAATCACATCAGGTCGAATTAACCCAGCTACAAAAACCGAATTCCAATTATTTTTACCTTTATGTTTTTCATCCAACAGCAACAACTCGCGAGTCAACAACTCATATACATCGCTATAAGTAGAAAGACTCTTATTCAGTCCTCTAATAACAAGCTCAGGATATAAGTAAAACGACTCCCATTGTTCAGACAAATACCCCTTAATATTATTCTTGATAACAACATTATCAAGATGATACTTAACATTGTTATATTCTGGTGACATTGGGTCAATTATGATTTTTACATCAATTGTAGGTGTTCGCCCTAATTTAGAAAAATTAGCACATATTAATCTTTGTTTTAATATATTATCAAAATATGGATGCAGCATCCGATGGCCTGCAGAATTAGCTATAGTAGTACTTTTGAAAGTATTACATTTGCAAGCAGGAACCAAATTCTTAGTGAATAAAGAAAATTCTGGATAGTTTTCCTTGGGTAAAACATGATCCAAAGTCCCGCTATGCATTGAACCACACATTGGACATAGAGAGTTAGAATTAGCTGCTCTTATATCATCAATTATAGATAAACACTTTGCGGGATTGTTATAATAATATCTCAAAGCTTCAGCAATATTGTTACTCAATACGCCACAAGAATTGACATTAAGATACCCTTTATTCTTTATGTACGATCTATATGCATTAAGTATAAATGTATCCTGTCCATTCAGAACAGAATGATGTTTTAATCTCTTATTTGCAGATAGTTTTTTAAATGCAGAATAATCTTTAAAAACAGGTCTTTTTAATTTATTCATTTCAATTGCCCATTTCATTTCTCAACGCAGTTAATACATTAAGTGATAAGTCCTCGCTATATTTAGATTCAACATCATCCCAAGACATATTCTTTGCAATTATATTGTTTTTTACTTTATTTAAAATTTGAGTTGGTTCACTCTCACCGAAAACAAAATATGAGATATTTCCTATATTCGCCCCAAAAGTACTCAATCTCGGTTTTTCGCTAACAATTACCCCATCATCTCGTCTTCTGAGTATTGTCACTTGCTCCTTAAAAACCTCCCGAACAAGATAAACCGAATGCGTTGCTATGATAGCTGAAGAGCCTGTCTTTTCTAATAAATTATCAAGCAATGCCATAAATTTATTAATAAATGAAGGATGGAGATGTGTTTCTGGCTCATCTATTAATAGAAGAGTCCCATTCTCAATATACAAACAAACTTGTACACAAAACTTAATAAACGATATTTCCCCACTACTCAAAGGGTAACATTTATTTTCAATAAGCCTCAAAGGCTCGCCAGAGAGAATAATTTCAGAATATAATGATAGTCTAGATTCTTCGCCTCGAGAATTAAGCTCATTTAATTTAACAAATGGTGAATTTTCACCGCCACATTTGATTACTAAATCGTTGTTACTATTTAGAACACTCAGTGCATCAACAAATATATTCCACCTTTGATTATAGCCGATAGCGTCGTTACTCCTCGCTAGTTGCACTATTAAATCATTCAAGTTTAATTTGGATTTTGATTCACGATTTAAAGTCAATCTTTTGTACCATATCAATGATTTTATTCTTTTATCGGTTGGAAATGAACACTTACTTTCATTTGTTGGAGAAAAAGCAATGAGCCTACTAATTTGAATTCGTTCTTCAATGCTCACACCGTTAGAATCAACTACAGCCACCAAATTATCCTTTCCTTTAATCGCAGCCAATGCGATTTCTCTAAGCGTTTGGCTTTTTCCTACACCATTCTCGCCTATAATTATGGAAATTCTTTTTGGTAAATCATGCTCGTGATCAAAATTAAAAACATAAGATACATCTTCTTCATTAACTTTATTCGAATAGCTAATCTTGATGTGCTGTGATAAATTACCCAACTCCTCATATTGAATACCGGAAAGAACTGTTCCTGCATTTTTGAAAGTAAAATACGACTCAGACTCTCTAATGAAAGATTTATTAAAGATATCAGAAGAGATTGCTTTTTTCCTCAAATTCTCTGCACTAGCGTCACTTTTCTTAGAAACAACATCATTAATGAAATTTAATATATATTTGGATTCATTCACCCCAAAAAATCTTACTAGTCTTCGATAATTATTCATATCCTGAAGCATGACAAAATAATCATTAAACCCCTCATCCTTTAAATTAGATTCTTCCTTTTTTTTCACTCGCCTTATCAGTTCTGCTTTTCCATTTCGTTCCTCCTCTGAATTCAAAAAACCAATATAACCATTCAGTGAAATTATATCCTTACACTCTTTTTTATTAAAAATAGATATTTCGACTCTACTCAAATATCCAAAATCATTCCAATCGCTTCTTGATGGGACTATTTTTATATAATTACCAGAATCAGATATCTGTTGATTATTTGTAATTAAAAAATATAAACTATAATTTTTATTTTTCTTGACTAACATTATTACCCTCTCACTTCATTAGTGATGATTTATTTTGGAATTATTTTACACACTTATACCTAGCGCGCAATCGTATCCCCGCCACGCCTGCCCGCTTTATGTAGTGGTTTTCATGCACCTGCATGATCTACGCAAAAGCCCGCCAGTTCTGGCGGGCCTTAGCAAAAACGATCCTCAAACGATCATGCGATCTCATGCGGCATAGACATGCACTACAGAGCTAACGCCTCGCAAGGGCTCGTTGTTCAACCTTGCTGACGCCAGAAGCTAGTTCAGACGCCAGCAACGTTTCTTAATGCAGCCAGCTGTCGTCTTCCCACACCTTCTGCATAATTTTCATCACTTGTTTTCTTTCTTCGTCCAGTTGCAATCCGGTAAGTTCCACACCGTTAGAGCTACCTTTGCGGATACGAATTACCGTTTTGGGATACAGAGGGCGCAGATTGCGGTAAAGCTCGGATTCAAGAGCGTCCAGGGTAGACTGGCTAATCTTCTGCTCTTTATCGATCATTATTTCAATGCGCATAAAAGTCACCTCAGCTGATGACATCCATTGAGCGGTTGTATTCGTGGGTTCTGATTTTTGCCATGAGTTCATCAGTCAATTCAGAAACCCACTGCAGAGCCAGCCCCTTCTCTTCATCACTACACTCACTAGCCGCTACAAGCTTAAGAAAAAAATCAATGCGCTGGAGCTTCAAAGACTCCAAAAAATAGTCCTGCATCTTTCCTCCTATGACACCACACGCAATACTGCATGCATAACCACTGTTTATATTTACAGTATATGATAATCTTACTGATGTAAAACGTTTTTTTACGTTCATCAGCCTGATATGCCTGGTATTATTAAGAGCACGAATTGTTAACCCGCGTAATTAATACAGGTTCCGCCACTGATCATCTTCCTGCAAACGCTGGTTCCGATAGAAGATACGCAGGCCTGCTCCTGACGGAATACTGCCTCCGCGAAGGAGTAAATCGACCTCTTTCTCGCTGCCATCAAATCCTCTGGACTTCAGCTCATACACGAGCTGCAGTCGCTGATGGTCTGTAATTCGCTGTTTGTAGTCTTTACGCCGTTTCGGTTTCACCAGGCGTAACCTTGCTGCCAGTTCCCGGCGCTCTTTTTTGCTCATACTGTGCAGGTAATCGTGCAACTCCTTGTCATCCATGCTGGTAATGTCCGTTCTGGGGTTCCCATCAGCTGATTTATCTTTCTCCTGTTGGTTCAAATTTTCAGCAAGGGGACAGTTATTGCCACGAGTCCAAGGGGCGCAAGCGCCCTGGTCGGCTGCCGCCTCCTGAACGTCAACGGCTTTACGAACCATTTTCCACTTCACTGCATGAGTGCAGATCTTGCCTTCTGCAATGGGTGACCAGATGCCATAAATACGAATACCGTGATCGCCATAGGCGGTCGGCTCTTCATTGATTTCATAAGCGGTTCTGATCAAGTGATATTTGCGAGGAACCAGCACGCCGCCCTGCCTCATAATGTAGGTGGCAAAACAGCCAGCATCAGCAGCAGCCAGGATGGCATCAAGGCGCGGGTTATCCAGTACCGGCGCACCTGCTTTTTTGTCACCCTGCTGCCTTGCCGCCTGACCAGCCAACAACCGCAGTTCACGGTAAGCCTGACGCCCTGGAATACCAAAGAAGCGGAATTGCTGAACACGATGCAGAGACGCCCAGGGATTAACGTATTCAGCGTTATCACGCAGGGATTTACCCGTTTCCTTGCTGATCTCGCCAGCCAGACCACGCCCGTCAATGGTAAGCGTGCAGCAAGAACCGTATTGACGGGGATGTGTTATTCAGTCGGCAGTGCTACGCGCCAGGGGAGCAGTTCGCCGACCCGGTTTATCGGCCAGTCGGCTATGACGTCAAGTACATAGCGGAGGTAGCTTTCTGGCTCCACTCCGTTCAGTTTGCACGTCCCGATCAGGCTGTACAGCAGCGCTCCCCGCTCTCCTCCATGATCCGAACCGAAGAACAGGTAGTTTTTGCGGCCCAGACTGACCATCCGCAACGCATTTTCAGCGATGTTATTGTCCGCCTCAGCCCAGCCATCATCTGCATAGTACGTCAGCGCCGGCCACTGGTTCAGGGCGTATGCGAACGCTTTCGCCAGTTCTGAGTGTCGCGACAGGGTTTTCATCTTTTCACGCAGCCAGCTTTCCAGGGATTTCAGCAGCGGTTTCGTTTTCAACTGACGTTCGGCAAGGCGCTGCTCCGCCGTCATTCCCCTTATCTCTGCCTCGATGGCGTACAGTTCGCCGATCCGTTTCAGCGCTTCCTCCGTCAGGGCTGACGGGGTGCGAACGTGCACATCGTGGATTTTACGGCGGGCGTGAGCCCAACAGGCGGCTTCCGTTATCCGGCCATCCCGGTACAGCTCGTTGAACCCGGCGTATGCATCCGCCTGCAGTACACCACTGAACCCCGCAAGATGGGTCTGCGGATGGATGCCTTTTCTGTCCGGGCTGTAAGCGAACCACACCGCCGGCGCCAGCGTTGACCCGGCGTTACGGTCGTCACGAACGTAGGTCCATAACCGCCCGGTCTTCGTTTTCTTATTGCCTGGCAACAGCACCGGGACAGGCGTGTCATCAGCATGGAGCTTACCGTCAGTCAGCACATAATCCTGAAGCGCTTCTTCCAGCGGTGACAGTAGCCGGCAGCATGCATCCACCCAGCCCGACAGCAGTGAACGACTCAGCTCCACGCCCTGGCGGCCGTACATTTCAGACTGACGGTACAGCGGGGTGTGCTCTGCATACTTTGAGATCAGCACGCGGGCCAGCAGCCCCGGTCCTGCGATACCCCGCTCGATGGGCCGTGAAGGCGCGGGGGCCTGCACGATGGCATCGCACTGAGTACAGGCATGCTTTTCACGTACAGTCCGGATAACCCGGAAGACGCTGCGCATCAACTCCAGCTGTTCGGCGGCATCCTCACCCGGATAGCTCAGTGAGCCTCCACATTCCGGGCAGCATGACGCTGCCGGCAGCAGCCGTTTTTCATCGCGGGGGAGTGATTCGGGGAACGGTTTGCGGGTGCGGGTTTGACGCAGCGGGCGCTGCACGGCCGGGTCGTCAACCCGACCGGTAAGGGTATCACTTTCTTTCTGAAGTGCCTTCAGGTCAGCTTCCATCTGTGCGATACGACGGGAGACTTTTTCGGAGCGGCTGCCGAAGTTCATCCGGCGCAGCTTATCCAGCTGTGCCTGCAGATGGTCTATTTCGCGTTCACGCTCGTTCAGCTTTTCCAGCAGGGCACGGTTCAGCGCCTCCTGTTCGGCAAGGAGACGTTTCAGTGCATTGATATCGTCAGGAAGTGAGCTGCTCATACCGGGTATATTACCAGGCTCATTCAGCGTCGACCAGGATAAAGAGGCTTACAACATAGTCAGGGACGTAAGCAGTCTTTTAGGCTGCCGCCAGTCGATACCTTCAAGGAGCATCGCCAGCTGTGCCGGTGTGAGGAACACTTTGCCATCCCGGGCTGACGGCCAGGCGAAGCGGCCGCGCTCCAGCCGTTTGGTCAGCAGACACAGTCCATCGCCGGTAGACCAGAGGAGCTTTACCTGACTGCCATTACGCCCACGGAAGATAAAAACGTGACCTGACATCGGATCGTCTTTCAGCGTCGTCTGCACCTTTGCCGCCAGGCCGTTGAAGCCATTTCTCATATCGGTGATACCGGCAACCAGCCAAATTTTGGTCCCGGAAGGTAACGGGATCATCGCTTCAGTTCCTGTATCAGCAGAGTCAGGAGCTTTTCGCTGACATTGCCATTGAAGCGGAGCGTCCCGTGCCGGAACGTTACCTCACAGCTGATACTGAGGGTTTCCGGATCCTCTGCGAGCGATTCTGGCTGTTCGGCAGCTGCATCGAGAGTCACAGGAAGTAGCTGGGGGCTCTCTGAAGAAGGTAATAGCAGCTTTCCCTCGCGCCATTGTTGTCGCCATTTGAACAACAGATTGGCGTTAATGCCATTTTCAAGAGCAAGTTTTGAGATGGATATCCCGGGTTCACAGGAGGCAGCAACGAGCTGCTGTTTAAATTCGGGAGGATAATTAGGGCAGCCTTTTCGCCTGCCGGGATTCACATTTTTCTGCATATCTGACACTTTGGTTCCCACTACTTATTTGGTGGACACCACTTTGTCTAATTCGTCAGATTCTGACCAGACGGTTCAGGCTGTACGCTTACGTCTCAGATTCAGATTATGTCGCTCAATGCGCTGAGTGTAACGCTTGCTGATAACGTGCAGCTTTCCCTTCAGGCGTGATTCATACAGCGGCCAGCCATCCGTCATCCATACCACGACCTCAAAGGCCGACAGCAGGCTCAGAAGACGCTCCAGTGTGGCCAGAGTGCGTTCACCGAAGACGTGCGCCACAACCGTCCTCCGTATCCTGTCATACGCGTAAAACAGCCAGCGCTGACGTGATTTAGCACCGACGTAGCCCCACTGTTCGTCCATTTCAGCGCAGACAATCACATCACTGCCCGGTTGTATGCGCGAGGTTACCGACTGCGGCCTGAGTTTTTTAAGTGACGGAAAACCGTGTTGAGGTCAACGCCCATAATGCGTGCACTGGCGCGACATCCGACGCCATTCATGGCCATATCAATGATTTTCTGGTGCGTACCGGGCTGAGAGGCGGTGTAAGTGAACTGTAGTTGCCATGTTTTACGGCAATGAGAGCAGAGATAGCGCTGATGTCCGGCAGTGCTTTTGCCGTTACGCACCACGCCTTCAGTAGCGGAGCAGGAAGGACATCTGATGGAAATGGAAGCCACGCAAGCACCTTAAAATCACCATCATACACTAAATCAGTAAGTTGGCAGCATTACCCCATTGCTGGCATAAATTCAGTTTCGAATATTCAGTTAATTAAAGTTCGTGTGCCATCTTGTCTTTTTCGGCACAAGCTGCACCGCAATATTTTCGTTTCTTTCTGGCAATCATGTTTCCATGCATATAAATAAGCTCGCCAGTAAAAGCTTTTTCAGGTAAAAACTGTTTATTGCAGAGATGGTAATCACATTGTATTAAATCCGGGTCACCTTTTTGCTGGAGAATTTTTCTGATTCTCCACAGCCATTTTTTAATCCCGGTATGACTGATGGTCTGCCTGAGGTGTACTGGCAATAGCGGACACTACCATTTGTTCTTTTTTTAAGCAGCCATCTGATGATATTTTTCCCTGAAGGCTGCCGGGGAGATATTCCCCAGACGAGAGTGACGACGCTGACGATTGTAGAAAATCTCAATGTATTCCCGTATTACTGAGATGGCTTCATCCCGGTTATTAAAACGATAGTGGCTCAGGCTCTCATTTTTCAGCGTTCCCCAGAAGCTTTCCATCGGAGCGTTGTCGTAACAGTTACCTTTACGCGACATTGATGTTTTCAGACCAGACTGCTCCTGTATGACCCGGTAATCGTATGCGCAGTACTGTGAACCTCGATCAGAGTGGTGGATTAACCCGGCAGGTGGGCGCTGGCTCCTGAGCGCCATAAACAGGGCTTTACCTGTCAGCTCTTTTGTCATGCGCTCTCCCATGGCGTAGCCGACAATTTCGCACGTATAAACATCTTTGATGCCAGCGAGGTACAACCATCCCTCCTGTGTGGCAACATACGTCAGGTCCGCCACCCAGACCTGATTTGGTGCTGTAGGAGCGAACGTCTGGTTCAGCAGATTTGGCGCAACTGGCAGATTGTGGTTCGGGTTCGTAGTCGCTCTGAACTTGCGTTTCTGCTTACAGCGTAGCCTTAGCTCCTTACGAAGACGTGCCAGTCGGTCACGACCAACGATGATGCCATTCTCTGCCAGCTCCGTCTGGAGCCGCCGGGTTCCATATGTTTCGCGAGTGCGGATATGTGCCACCTTAATCTCCAGTTTTAGCCGCTCATCACTTTGTTTTCTGTCTGAGGGTTCATGCTGTACCCAGTTGTAATAACCGCTCCTGGATACACCAAATACCTGACACATCGCTTCAATGGGAAATTGTTGTCGCCATTGTTCGATTAACGCGTATTTATCAGCGACTCCTGTGCAAAATACGTAAGGCAGTATGACTTTCCGTGAGACAGATGCTGGCCAACGTGGGATATTTAACGCGGGTTAACATCGTTGTCAGAGCCGCATGGGTGAGCTGTTGCTACCCCCCGGTATTTCCACCACGGAGGCCAGCATGAACAACAATAACACATTGTACGTCGGGTTAGATGTTCACAAAGAATCGATTACTGTCGCTTATGCTATCAATTCAGAACCTGTTGAACTGATGGGTAAAATTGGCACATCACCTACTGATATTCAGAATCTTTGTAAACGTCTCAGGTCAAAGTCATCGCAGGTCAGTATCGTTTATGAAGCGGGGCCCTGTGGTTATGGACTTTATCGTCGGCTGGTGAAATCCGGTTTTGACTGCATGGTCTGCGCCCCCTCACTTATCCCGAAAAAACCGGGGGAGCGGGTTAAAACCGATCGCCGTGATGCCATCAGACTTGTGCGTTCACTGCGTGCAGGAGATCTTTCTGCTGTCTACGTACCCGGCATTGAAGATGAGGCATTCCGGGATTTGGCCCGGGCATGGGCATCTGCCCGCGATGATTTACGGCATGCAAGGCAACGTCTGAAATCGTTTCTTCTGGTTCATGGGGTCCATTATGTCGGGCGAGCAGATTGGGGCCCTGCACACCGACGCTGGCTCAGCAAATACTCATTCGAAAGTCCCTGGCGACAATTAGCTTTTGACGAACACCGTCGTACAATAGAAGACCGGCAGGCACAATGTGAACGGCTGGAATCCGCCCTGAAGGAGGCCGTTACCGAATGGAGGCTGTATCCGGTAGTAGAGGCGCTGCAAGCCATGCGAGGGATTCAGTTTATTACTGCGGTTGGATTAATTTCTGAACTGGGTGATCTGACCCGTTTTGAACATCCACGACAACTGATGTCATGGTTTGGTATCACGCCATCAGAATATTCATCGGGTGGAAGCAGACATCAGGGCAGCATTACCAAAGCCGGAAACAGCTATGCCAGAAAGCTATTGGTCGAGGCAGCGTGGAGTTACCGTCATCCGGCACGCATCAGTCCGGCAATACAAAAAAGGCAGGAAAATTTACCCCGCCCCGTCATTGACAGAGCATGGGATGCTCAACTCAGGCTCTGTAAGAGGTATCGAAAACTTCAGGCCAAAGGAAAGAATGTCAATATTACAATTGTTGCTGTTGCACGTGAGCTGGCGGGTTTTATCTGGGATATGGGCCGAATAGCAATGTCTGTCGCACAACAACCACAATGTCACAAATAAAAAATGAGAATAACCAGTTCCCTGAAGGCGACGTAGCCCGGTACAAGAGTAACCCACGTTAGCGCTTGGCGACGGCGGAACAAAGCTGATTCGCGACGTAAGAAAGTGGCAGGCTCATATGACGGACCTCTGTAATGCGGTATCCAACCCGCGAATATCAGCGTGATTCACCGTCGGATTTACTGCTACGTCGCCCTCAGGGAATTAAACCTAAAAAGAAAATCGTCAAAATTAGAGATTCCGGTTTGACACGGAAAGTCATATCAGGCGTCAACGGAGCACCGTATTGACGCTTATTTATTGGTGAGTGCTACGTTCCATGGCAGGAGTTCGTCAACACGGTTGGAAGGCCATTCCGGCAGTACGCTCAGGATATAGCGCAGATACGCTTCCGGATCGATACCGTTCAGTCGGCAGGTGCCGATCAGCCCGTACAGTAGCGCACCACGCTCTCCACCGTGATCGCTGCCGAAGAACATAAAGTTTTTCTTTCCGAGACAGACTGCACGAAGCGCTCTTTCCGCGGCATTATTATCCGCCTCAGCCAGACCATCATCACTGAAGTTGCACAACGCAACCCAGTGCTTCCTGATATACCGGAACGCATCTCTCAGACGGCATTTTTTCGATAACGTCTGTTCTTTCTCCTGCATCAGCTTATACAGGGAAGTCAGTAGCGGTTTACTCTGCATTTGCCTGACCGCCAGGCGTTCAGACACCGGCAACCCGCGTATTTCGTGCTCGATGGCGTACAGCTCACCGATTAGTTTCAGGGCTTCTTCCGCTGTCGCGCTTTTGGTACTGATATATACATCGTGGACTTTGCGCCGCGCATGAGCCCAGCATCCTGCTTCCGTCAACGCGCCGCCTTCTCGTTCGGCACTGAACAGCCGATCGTAACCATTAAACGCATCTGCCTGCAGGATACCCCGGAAGGGACTAAGGTGCTGCTCCGGATGTTTACCCTGATGGTCCGGTGAGTAGGCGAACCAGACCGCCGGAGGCTCTGGCGAACCGGCATTCCTGTCATCCCGGACATACGTCCAGATATATCCTGTTTTCGCCTTCTTCCTGCCCGGTGCCAGCACTTTTACTGGTGTGTCATCAGTGTGAACTTTGCGGCTGTTCATCACATAACGGTACAGAGCATCATTCAGCGGCGTCATTAACTGGCAGCACGCGTCAACCCAGTTGGAGAGTAATGCACGGCTCAGTTCGACACCCTGACGGGCAAAAATTTCACTCTGACGATACAGTGGCAGGTGTTCGCAGTATTTTCCCGTTAACACGCGGGCAAGTAACCCCGGGCCCGCGATACCACGCTCTATCGGACGGGATGGTGCCGGTGCTTCAACGATGCAGTCACATTTTGTACAGGCTTTTTTTACCCGTTCTGTGCGGATCACTTTCAGAGCGCTGCTCACCAGTTCCAGTTGTTCTGCGCTGACTTCCCCCAGATAATCCAGCTCACCGCCACACTCCGGGCAACAGCTTTCTTCTGGCTCCAGGCGATTTATTTCGCGGGGCAGATGCTCCGGTAACGGGCGACGATGACGAGACTGTCGCAACTGGCGGGGAACCTGCGGATCGTCTTCCCGCCCACTGTAACGATCACTGTCCTGTTCGCGTTGTTTCAGCAGGGCCTCAGCCTGTTCAACTTCACGACGCAGTTTTTCAGAACGGGTACCGAACAGCATCCGGCGCAGTTTTTCTATCTGAGCCCGCAGATGTTCTATTTCCCGTTCATCTTCTTCGATCTTTTCTTCGGCGCGGGCCAGTGCAGAGCGCAGGAAGGCCTCCGTCTCTTCAACCAGACTCAGTTGCTGGTCTTTCTGACGGAGCTGGCATTCCAGTTCTGCAATGCGAATGAGGTATTTTTGATTCATGGCCGTTTTTATAATCCGGCCATGACATTTTTACAACATTGTCAGTGCGTTAAGGCGGGATGTTTTTGGCTGACGCCAGTCCAGCTTATCGAGGAGCATTGCCAGTTGCGAGCGGGTAATGGATACCTTGCCGTCACGCACAGCAGGCCAGATAAACTGGCCTTCCTCCAGGCGTCTGGTGAACAGGCACAGACCATCAGCATCAGCCCACAGGATTTTAATCATGTCACCCCGTCGGCCACGGAAGATGAACAGGTGACCGGAGAAGGGATTATCATTCAGCACATGCTGTACCTGTTCACCCAGCCCGTTGAAAGACTTACGCATATCGGTTATCCCAGCAACGAGCCAGATGCGGGTGCCTGACGGGAGTGAGATTATCGTCCCCACCCGGTCAGTTCACGGATCAACACTGTGAGCAGCTCTGGTGAAGGATTTTCCAGCGTCATGTTACCGTGACGGAACTCCACCTTGCAGGAGCTGGCACTAACTGTAGTCTGAGTAGATAAAGACGGAGTAAGAGCAGCCACCGGTTCTTTCGGCTCATCCGGCGTTATCTCCACAGGTAATAATTCAACGCCAGTGTCAGAAGAGGTTGTTACCGGAAGACGCCGCGATATGCGCCCTTCGTTCTGCCAGAGCCTGAGCCATTTGAACAGCAGGTTATCATTGATATCGTGTTCCCGGACAATACGGGCAACAGAGGCTCCTGGTTGTGAAGCCAGTTTAACCATTTGAAGTTTAAACTCATTTGAAAATGATCTGCGGGGTTCTGCAGATAATGCTTTCTGTTCCATAACAGGTGTCCACTAGTTGAAAAGGTGGGCACCTACGTTACCAATACAGGCTTAATGGCTACATACGGCGGTCAGTTTACGCTTACCAAAATACGCTGTTGCTTTTTTTAATATATATCGCTCAAGGCGAGCTTCATTTAACGCCTTACGCAGTTGCAGAATTTCAGATTCCAGTTCAGCCACCGTGCGGGAACCAGGAGTACCGAGCCCTTTTCTGGCGGCGGTAACCCATTGTCCTAAAGTGCCTTCAGGAAGGGATAATCGGGAAGCGCCTTCACTGATCGAAAGTTGATTTTCAAGAACCGTTCTGACAGCTTCGGCTTTGAACTCTTTAGAGTAACGTTGGTTTTTTCTGCTCATTATTAGCTCCTTCTGATGCCATTCTATTTCAGGAAGGAGTGTCCGTTAAACTCAGGCTACCTCAGCCTGAGGGCAGGTGTAAAACAATAATCAAGCATGGGGTTCATATCCATAGCTCCATTTTTATTTTAAGGAAAGCAACTGCTCTACGGTCATGTTTTTAATTGCGCCCCGGTTTACAAGAGTCCAGCCCTGTTTTTCCAGATAAAACCGGAAAGTCTCCAGGGTACAGACCAGTGCGCCATCAGGAACGGTTTCGGTGAATTCGACATTGCCGAATTTGTCGAAGTGAACAACCAGAGTGCGACCATCACCCGGAATCATCTTGTCAGCAGGTGGGGTGTTATTCTGGCGCAGTTCGGCCTCCATGCGGTCGAACTCAGCAATGTAGGCTTCCTTGAATGTGGCGGCTTTTTTGCCCGTGAAGCCCATCACCAGGAAAACGAAGCCGTTTTTGGTGATTTGGTAGGCGTTATAAGAATTGCCGCGGTGTTCGAATTTAACCCGCGAAAAGTTGCTGGTTAAAAATAGTTCAGAACATTCGAGGGATTCTATTTTTTGAACAACATGGTGATGCTGCTTGCCAAAAAACTCAGCAATCGAAATAGAAGTAGTGACGGCGCGACCATTTTCGATGGTTACGTCAGGGTGAGAAAGGGTAGTAGCCATAATGACATCCTCAAGTGATAAGTTAATTAACTCACCAGCAGAGGTGCTAATCTCATGGGTGGTGAGACGCACAGGGTTAGCACTACCGGTCACTCGAGAACCCGGCCAGCCTTGCGGCTGCCCCGCACGCCTCACCATAATTTGAATGTGGCTGTGCATTACGCATAAAAAAAACCGCTTCAGCGCGGTTATGCGCTCGAGTAACTTTCGGGGTGCTAATCCCGGCGCCCGTTTTATGAGGTGCAGGTGCATTATAATTCCACCCGTTCTGGTTTTCAATAGCTACATTCAACATTTTCTCTTTCCTTTCATCACCGAAGTGAATTTTGTGATGCGGTGCCTAGTGCCTCCAGGTGACGTTAACCAGTTAACAATTACAGTCGGCTTTCCCACCCAAACCAATAAGGACTAACATGACTTTTAACTGTGCCGCGTGCGCTTAGCCGCATTCACCGCATCACAAAATTCACTTTAAAAAGGGCGGACATCAGCCAGCAATTAAACCGATGCCGCCAACTGGTACTTCACACAGCAATGTCGTTATTTACAACCGGAAGCGCACTCCCACCATTTAAATTTCACAGACAAGACCGACTCTTTATGAATACCGGAAATGCGCCTTCGTGTTGTGCCCGGTTTTATTTCACCACCTCCGGGCTTTGGTGGCCTCGGCTATACCTCTACAGCGAGAATATTGAATTAATCCAATAAATGGATTAGCTGGTATTTTTGGCAAGCCAGCGACGTGCGCCAGCTTCGGTTTTAAACGTTTTGCTTTTGGTATACGTCATGGCGGTGAATGTGCCGTCCTGATTGGGAAACACGCCACACACTAGGGATTCGTTGTTGCCAAGATCGATAGTATCCATGCTGACCTCATTTCCCCTTAACGCCGGGGTAGCGGAACTGTTTGCTGAGAACACCGTGCGGTGTCTTGATGAATGAAATTTAGAATAACCTAAGGTGTTGGGTTAAGATTTTATGTATAAAAACCTAAGTTTTTTTGATGTAAAAAACACAAGTGTTTGAAAGTTTGTGCTTTTTATTACAGGGTGTGGAGAAAAAAGGGGATTATTTGTTTGCGCTTCTTTTGCGAGCTTTGAGTAGTTCTTCAAAAAGTTTGTTGAAATTTTCAACTCGAGCACGCATCTCTGACAACAGGGCCTTTTGCTCTGACTCAGGCAGTGCGTCGAACAGTTGAAGTAACTCTTTTTGATCTTCTGTCAGAATGGCTGGCTGATTATCCGGGATCGGTTCGCCTGGTTGTTTATCTTCATCCCCAAAAAGAAGCCAAGTCGGTGAGCACTGAAGCGCTTGGCTCAGTGCGAATAATCTTTTCCCCGCCGGCTGTGTTTCATCTCTTTCCCATTGAGAAATTGTTACGTGAGCCACTTTGACCAGCTTACCTAATGCGGCCTGAGACAGTTTTAATTTTTTACGCCTATGTAAGAGGCGAGCACCGAAGGTTTCGTTTTTCATATTAGGGAATTCTAATTTTTCTTGACTTAGGTTTCTCTACGATCTAGTTTCCTTAGGAAAATCTAAGGAGCTCGATATGTTGAAAATTGATGCTATAGCGTTTTTTGGCAGCAAAACAAAGCATTGCCAATGCCGCAGGAGTTAGGCTGGCAAGCATTGCTGCATGGGGGGAACTGGTTCCTGAAGGTCGCGCGATGCGCCTGCAAGAGGCATCTGGCGGGGAACTTCAGTACGACCCCAAAGTTTATGACGAATATCGTAAGGCAAAACGACCTGGGAAGGTGATTCATGAAAATCAGGCATGAGCACATCGAATCAGTGCTGTTAGCCCTGGCAGCCGAAAAAGGGCAGGCGTGGGTCGCTAACGCAATTACTGAAGAATATCTGCGGCAGGGGGGCGGCGAATTGCCTCTGGTACCAGGCAAGGACTGGAACAATCAGCAGAATATCTATCACCGTTGGTTGAAAGGTGAAACGAAAGCGCAAAGGGAAAAAATTCAGAAACTGATCCCTGCGGTTCTGGCAATTCTTCCGCGTGAGCTGCGTCACCGACTCTGTATCTTCGATACCCTGGAACGCCGTGCATTACTGGCGGCGCAGGAAGCGTTGAGTACGGCAATTGATGCGCATGATGACGCAGTTCAGGCCGTTTACCGGAAAGCACATTTCAGCGGTGGTGGGTCGTCCGACGATTCTGTCGTTGTGCATTGATGTTTATGCCGAACCTCCTCTGGTTCTGTTGATTGGGGAATCACAGATTATATCCGGAGGAAGGTTCGGCACCAGACGAGGTTTCTATATATGAGCATGAAACTAATGGCAAAAGCAATGGAAATTAAAGTGGGTAATCCATTGCGTAAGCTGGTTCTGATTAAGCTGGCTGTGAAGTGGCACACTGAATTTGGCCACCTGAACAGAGGTGATATGCTCACCTCAGAACAACACAGGTGCTCCAATGAAAAAAAGAAATTTTAGCGCAGAGTTTAAACGCGAATCCGCTCAACTGGTTGTTGACCAGAAATACACGGTGGCAGATGCCGCCAAAGCTATGGATGTTGGCCTTTCCACAATGACAAGATGGGTCAAACAACTGCGTGATGAGCGTCAGGGCAAAACACCAAAAGCCTCTCCGATAACACCAGAACAAATCGAAATACGTAAGCTGAGGAAAAAGCTACAACGCATTGAAATGGAGTATGAAATATTAAAAAAGGCTACCGCGCTCTTGATGTCAGACTCCCTGAACAGTTCTCGATAA